TCATTGAACAGCTCTGCGTTTTTGGGGCGCCACCTCGGGCGGGATTGGCCGGCCCAGGGCGCGCATGCAATGCACCCAGGCGTGCCAGTAGGCGTCAAAACTGTGGCCTGTAGCCAGGCGGCGAATGGCTGCGGCCGCATGCTCCCCGGCCTCGGGGGAAAGCTCCATGTCCACAAGGTCGTTGACCATACCGTCCACCTGCTCGGGCAGGTGCCGCATGGCCCAGGACTTGAGGGATTCGATCAGCGGCATGTAGTCGCCCACAAACCGCAGGTGATCACGACCCGTCATGCGCTTGACGTACACCGTCAGCGCCCGCTCAGATGGGTCTTTGACCACGCCCAGCGTATGCAGGAACAGCCACAGCGCGCGCACCTTGCGCGCCTGCTCGTTGTCGATGTAGATCGTGCGGCCGTTTTGCTGGCCTGTGGGCTTGACCCGGAACCCGGCCCGCTTGAGATGGTCGAGCACCTTGATCAGGTGCGCCATGTCCATGTGGCTGGTCGATTCCGCGCCGCCCACGGTGCGCAGCACTGTGCGATAGGTCTCCTCGTCCAGGCCCAATTGACGCTTGGCCACATGGATCAACTTGCGCCACTTGGCCGCGCGTGCCGTGTTTGCGGGGCGTTGTGCTGCCATGCCCATAGCCATTACACCTGCTCTTTCAGTTCGCCCAGCAGATTCTGGATCAGCTGAGACAGCTCGCCCGTTGCCAGCGCCACATCGGCATCGAATGGATCCTCGCTGCTGTCGCGGCCTTCGGTGGCGACATCATTCATGGCCAGCTTTTTGATTTGCAGCGCATCGGTGAGCACGAACTGACAGCGCTCGCCCCAGCCAAGCGCCAACTTGGTGGGACGTTTGCCGGCTTGTAGGTGACTCCGAATTTCCTCGATCTCCAGCGCGTGGCGGGCGTAACGTACCGTGGCGCGGCTCTCGTCGATTGACTTCAATTCGCACTCATCGCCCAGGCAGAAAGCACCGGGGGCGATTTGCTCATGCAGCCATTCGGCCATGACCACGGCCGGTGGCAGCGCCGTTTGGATGCGCCGGGGCATGAGGCCAGGCATTGCCTCTACCAAGCTGGTCAGAATCGCATCGGCTTGAATCAGTGATGCCGCATCTACCACCAGCAACCGTGCGCCGGGGTCAATCCATACCCAAACGCCGTACCGTTTGGTCAAGGCCTTGGGCAGCAAGCCCAGACGCACATCCGCTTTGATGTCGCGCCGCTCTTTGCGACCGGGCTTGCGGCCTGTTTCGGCTTCGATGGCGGCGCACTTGGCCTCCACCATGCGCTGCACCGCATCCCCGGGCAGCACCTTGGTCTCCACGCACCAGCGCAAAACCCACTGCCCGCCCACACACTCGGCCAACGCACCATGCGCATGGCCGCGCGGCGGCACCCAGCCCTCGCTGCGCTCCTGCGTCGGCCCGCACGGCAAAAACTCCGGCAACTCAACAGCCCCCAAATCCGGCCGCCAATCGCCGGAAATACGGAACATCAGCAGATTCTTGAACATCATGGCCTCCTTATGCCGCCTCGCCAGCCTCTTCCTCCGCCCCCTTGAGTAGGGCCGCCACCAGCTTGTCCACGGTGGCCGTGGTGTCCTTGATGACGACCTCGTCATCGGCATCGCTGATGCTCACGCCCACGCGCTTGAGCTCGGCGGCGCTGAGGCCCGCCAACGCCGCCTTGATGGGCACCTCGCGGCTTTGGATCAGCGCATCGGCGGCATCGGGCAGGTGTCGGCGGATCAGCCGCACGACCTGCGCGTCATCGTCCCAGCTGAGCTTGCCCTTGCCCTTTTGCCAGCCCAGCTTGATGCCCTCCAGCACCACCGTGCGCGGCTTGATGAACAGTTGCGGGCTGGCCTCGATGGCCGCGCGCAGCGCCGCCTCGGCCTCGGTCACGCGCGCCACGGCGCTGCGCAGCCCGGCCAGGCGCTGGCGCTTGATGGCCTCCAGCGCGTCATGCAGGCCCTGGGCGCGCTCGGTCAGCACATCCTTGTGCTGGCGGTAGCTGCGCGCAGCAGCGGCAATGGCAGTCATGGGGTTGGTGGTTTGGGTGTCCATGGTGTCCTCTCTCAAAATCAACAGTCACGGTTTGATCCGCGCCAGGTGCTGCAACACCAGCAGCGCGGCGCGGTCCAGGTCTGTGGCGGCACGCAGCGGCGTCAGGGTTGGTGAGTACAGCCCGCGGCCGTCATCGGCCAGCAGCAGGCCATGCTCGATGGCCTCGCCGCCATCGAGCAGCCCGATCAGCACGCGGATCGCCACGCCGCGCGCCTGGCCCGGCGTCAGCTGCACCTGCGCCTGCAGGGCGATGGGGGCGCTGCTCATGGGGCGGCCTCCCCATTGCTTGGCTCGCCCGGCTCGCCCGGCCCGTTGCCGCCAGCGTCGCCGCCCTGTGCCTCGCCCTGCGTGCGCTGCAGCATGCGCTCGCGCCGCTGCAGGTTGCGCAACCGCTCCTCCTGCATGCGCCGGACGGCCAGGCTGGTGTAGCGTGGCGGCTCGCCCGCCGGCGCGGCCGGCGGCTGGGCCCCGGCGCTGGCCTCTGCGCCTGGCGCGGCATCCGGGTGCAGGGCCTCGTCCAGCGCCTGGCCAATGCTGGTGGCAGCACCCTGCACATGCGCGCCGCGCGGCCCCGTGCGCCGCTCCATCTCCGCCTTGGCCTCGGCAATCGCCTCACTCTTGTCCACCCGGCGCACCAGGATGGCGTACAGATAGGCGTTGTCCTTGAGCGGCAGCACCAGCGTGCCGGCCTCTTGCGCGGCAAACACCGCCTCAAACGCCGCCTGCCAATCCTCCACGCCCACCGGCCAATCGCGCCCGGCCCGGGTGATCTTGCGGCTGCGCATCGCCTCCACCAGCTGGCCCAGGATGCGCCGCACCCGCGCCCAGCTCAGGCGCTGCTTGGCCGGCGTATGCAGCCGCAGATAGCGCAGCGTGGCCGCGCCCAACGTCGGCTGATAGGTCTTGACCAGGTACTCGATCATGTGCCGCGCCTGGGCATCGTCCACCGCCTGGCAAATCACCAGCTCCAGGCTCGCCTTGCTGCGGCACACCGGGCACACATAGCTCAACATGCCGCGCCCTCCTCATGCCCGGGCAGCGCCCGGCAATCGGGCGTGACGGCATACACATGCACGCCCCAGTCGATGTGCATGCGCCGCGCCGCGAATCGGTGCCGCAGCAGATAGTCCAGCATCTGCCGCACTGCCTCCTCGGAAAACACCGGGTACCAGTGCTGGTACAAATCCTGCGCCGTCCACCAGTTGCCAGACTGGCGCAGGTGCTGCCAGAGGCGGGCCATGTCATGGGTCAGCCCCCTCATAGGTCACCCCATATGAGCGCAGTCATCAGGTAGGCCAGGCCCACAGCCGTGCCCATCAGCAGCGCGGCGGTGAGCAGCAACAGCACGACGCCGCGCCATTGCTGCCAGCGCACGCGCAGCATGCGGCGGCGGGCGTAGCCCACGATCACCCCGTGCCACGGGGCGGGCCGATATGGGAGGTTTTGCCGCTTGCTCATGCCGCGCCCTCCGGCTGAGCCTGGGCACTGGCCGCATCCGCTTGCGGCGCATCGCGACCTGGCACAGGCAGGATTGCCACGCAATCGATGCGCTGCACCTCGTCGCAGGCTTGCAGCAGCTCCTCATTGATCAGGCGCAGCAGGGCCTCGCCCTGGCTGCGGCCGGTTTTGGGGATGTGCGCGACCTGGCGGCCAGGCACATGCACGTCAAACATCCACAGGCCGTGAGGGGCGCCAGCTGCGGGCAAGGCAGTGATAGTGTTTTGCATGTCAGTCCCCCTTCGCCGCTGCCGCAATCAATGCGCCGTTGACCTTTGCCGCGCCAATGCGCACCGCCTGATTGAGCGCGCGCGTCACCAAGTTATTGACCGCCAGCGGGTGACAAATGCTGCGCTCGGCCACCACGCGCCGCCCTCCCTGAACATCCGCCACATGGGCGCGCAGCACGCCGCGAATGGCATCTGCCACGTCGCGCTCAAAAATCGCGTCGTAATCGAGCTCCACCCGCTTGAGCTTGTGGCGCAGGTACTGCTCCACATGGTTGTCCAGCGGCGGCAACTTGATCAGCTCGCCGCGTTGCTGCACCTCGCGGATCGTCGGGTCGTAGTTCTCCCACTTGCGCGCCAGCTCATCCTGGCCGATCACGATGATCGCTAGCAGCTTCTTGAAGCCGTCCTCCACCTCAAAAAACCGCTTGAAACTGCGCAACGTCGGCTTGGCAATGTCGTGGCCCTCCTCAATGATCACCACGTGCTTTTGCCCCATGTTGGCGCTGTCCTTGAGCATCTTGTGCATCTGCGCCATGCGCGCCTGCATCGTCTGGCGAATCGGCGCCGAATCGTCCAGCGTGCGGATGATCGCGCTCACAATGTCCGCCGCGTTGAACTTCTTTCCGCGCTGGTCATCGCCCGTCATGTTGATCACATACGGCTCAATCACCGTGATCGGCTCGCGGTCGGTGTGAATCCAATCGACCAGCGCCTTGCGCAGCACACTCTTGCCACTGCCCGACTGCCCCGCCAGGATCAACATCCCGCCGTGCTTGGCCGTCTGCCGCATCGCCGCGTAGGCATAGCTGATATCGGGCGACATGAACACATCGTCCATGCCCGCCAGCTCATTGACAAACGGGTCCCGTACAATCCGGAACTGCCGGCGCGCCTCTGGCGTCAACGTTTGGTGTGTCAACAACATACTCAAATCCTCAGTGTCGCTATCGGCCTGCTGGCCGGGGATCAATGCCTCTGCTGCCGCGCGGCTACGCAGCAGCAGGGGCACCTCGTTTTCAGGGGCTGTCTGCCACAACGTGGCCAATTCATCCGCACGCGCCCCCCGCTCGCGCAAATAGTCCTCAACACGCACCTTCATGGTCTCAGCCAGGCCCGCACGCCTGGGCCAGACGCCGTGGTTCATGGCCTGCGCAACCGTCGCGTCGCTCACACCCACATGCGCTGCCAGCTCACGCTGACGCACGCACAGGCGCACCATCACGTTCTTGGCTCTCAGCATCAGTTCCCCCCGTTCACAATGCGCAGGCCACCACCACCGCCCCCGGCAGCGCGCAATGGCTCCGGCTGCGGCGTCTTGAGCTGCTCAATCAGCACCTGCAATTGCCCTTCGGCAATCCCCTCATCGCCCAAACGGCCTGAGAGGAATCGGTTTTCATCGGGCGACAAATTGCGCCCCAGCTCGCGGCTGATGCGCAGCATCGCCGTCACGCTGTCCACCATGATCGGCACCACCTGCGCATGCGCCGGCGCCTTGATCTCCGTGCCCGGGCGCACCAGGTACGTCGGCATCTGCACCTCGCGCAAATGGCTGTGCGCGTCCAACTGCCCGCCAAACGGCACCGCCTTTTTCTGGCGCGCCTGCTCGGCATCGGCATGCTCCGAGTACGCCATCGCATCCATCGCCCGGGCCGCGCGCTGCGCAGGCGTGGCCGGCTGGGCCAGATACTCCTGCCCCGCCACCGCCGCGCTCATCGGCGCGCCCCACTCGTCGTACTCCACCTGCGGCTCGGCGCGGTAAATCAGCGGCGCGCCGTCGTAACGCTCCAGCTCCACCTGCACCGCACACTCGCCATACACCAGCGGCCGCACGCGCACCACATCGCCCTCATTGATGCCGTCAAAGCCGCGCAGGCTGTAGGTTTGCGTGCGCCCGGCCTGCGGGTGCTTGAAGCGGATCGACAAATCGGCCTTCACCTGCCGCTCCTCCAGCCGCCCGGCCATCAGCGCCCGGCACACCTCAATGGGCGGCAGCAGCCGCAGCTGTTCGGGCTTGATGCGCATCCACAGCCCATAGCGCGCCATCGGCTGCGCCAACCCCTCACGCCGCAGCCGCGTGTCCTGCCCAGGAATCCGGTTCGCGTTGTACGCCTCGCACCACACCTGCGCCGCCTCGTTGAGCTGCGCCACATTCGCCACCGGCTCAAAGCGCAAGCGGCTTTCAAACTGCGTCTCCACCAGGTTATTGGCGTTCTCCACGCCCCCCTTGGCCCGCGCATTGCCCGCGCGGTGCGTCTCATGGCGCACCTCCAGCTGCGCCAGCAGCCCCTTGATCGCCTCGGACTGGTTCGCGCTGCCCTTGTCCCACAACAGCAGCTTTGGCACCCCATGCAGCACCCGGCCCGGCTGCTTGCCCCAGGCAAACATCAGAAACTCGAACAGGTTGTGCTGATCCTCGCCCGCCGCCTCGCGGTACTGCACGCAAATCGCCCCGCTGGCCATGTCCCACAGCACGTAGCGAAACACCTTGAACTTCACCTTCGCAAAGTTCTCCAGCTTGTTCTTGTAAAACTCACTGTCGCGAACGATTCGCTGCTCATTGCCCAGGTAGTACACCAGGCACAGCGACGGGTCCACCTCATGCACATGGTTGGGGTGCAGGGCGCGCAAACGCTGCACTGGCGCCGCCTGCCGCTTGACCGCTGCGCGCAGCCTGCGCTCGCGCATCAACCGGTTCAGCTGGCTGTTGCTCACCCCCAGCTGCGCGCCATTGCCCTGCAACACACTGCGCGCCACCGGGGTGAACATCGTCTGCTTGTCGTTGTCGCGCACGCTCTCGCGCTGCACCGCGCCCAGCTGCGTCAACGCCTGCAATGGCACCGAAGTCGTGCCCTTGTCAGCGCGGCACTTGCGCCCGCTGCTCCAGCCCGCCACCGCTTTGAGGTGGCGATACACCGTCTGGCGGCTCATGCCCAAGAACTGCGCCGCATCGTCAACCAGCGCGCCGCGCGCGCTGTGCGCCGCCCCATCCAGCCGGCGCGCCAGCTCGCGGATGTACGCGGCCGCTTCAGGGGACAAGGCCATGGCCGCCTCCTCATGCACTGGCATCGGCATAGGCCGCCTCGCCCTCATCCACGCCATCGCCATCCTGCTCCGCATCGCCCATCTGCCCGCCCATCGGGTCGCGCATCAGATACTGCGGTTGCATCTCCAGCTCTGCGCCAAACGCCTGCGCCACCTTGTGCTGCAAGGCCCCCACGCCGCCGGCCAGCAACTCAATGTGCTCAGCCAACGCCCGCGCCGTATCCAGCAACTCAGGCGGCATGCGCACCGGCGCCTGCGGGTCGTAATCCGGCGCGGCCAGCACCTCCTGCTGCCACCACTGCGCCAATGCATCGATCTGCTTGGCCATCTGCACCAGCGACTTGCCCGCCACATCCTGCAGCTCGCCCACGCCCGTGCGGAACTCCGCCAGGCGCTCGCTGTAGGGCTGCACCTGCGGGCCGCCCTTGCGCAGCTGTTTTTCCAGCTGCTCGGCGCGCTTGCGCTCCTTGTCCGTCAGTTCCGCCTGGTATTTGTTGTCCTGCCTCTCCTGCCGCAGGGCCTCGCGCAGTTGACTGGCGCTCATGCGGTCAACGTCATCCATCTCCGCCACGCGCTCAATGTCTGCATCGTCGTCGTGAGTGACCAGCTCCAGGAAGGCTTTGGCACTTTTTACCTGGCCCGCCAAAACGGCCACTGTGGCCGATTTGGACACTTTGACGGCCGCTTGCATAAAGCGCCGTGCTGTGCGGTCACTAAACCCCAACATCTCTACACGGCGCTGGAACTCGCCGTGAGGAGTCATCTCCTTGAGCAACAGCAATCGCTTGCCACACTCCAGCAGCGCCTCCACGCTGCGGCGTTGATAAAAGCGGATTCCATCTTCCAATGCTCCAACGCTCAGGGCTCCTTCATAGCCCAACTGCTTCGCGGCAGTCTGCACATTCGCCAGCACCTGCTGCTCCTGCAATGCCAGGGCATCCTGAGCGCGTTCTGTGGCATCGGTGTACTCCGGGGCCACCTCAATCAGCTCGGTGGGCGCGGACGTGCCTGTGGGTTTTCTCGCCATTGTTTACTCCTAACCAAAAAGTGCTCTTGTCTCGGCATCGCTCGTGACGCCCGTCATTGCGCGGCGCTGCTCTTGCATGCGCTCTATGGCGCGATCAAAGTCGTCGTGCACGCGAAACACCAGCCGCGTGAACTGCGTCGTCGGGTAAAAGCGCCCCGTGTCCTCGGCCTTGCGGCACCAGCCGTAATCGATCAGCGTCTGCGTCGCACGTGTAATCGCCACCGGCGTCGTGCGGCAGGCCGCCGCCAAGTCCTTGTTCGTCGCGCCGTTGGCGGCATAACCACACAGCGCCTCCAGCACCGCCAGCACAGGGGCGGCCGATTTGGTAGGTGCGCTCATGGCCTCCCCCCTTGCATCGAAGCCTGCACCGGCACCCAGGCCTGCGCGCCGCGCTCGTCATCGACGCCCTGGGCCTGCCAGACCTGGCCGACCAGATCGACCGCCAGCGCACCGGGTCGGTCTTTGTGCGGGTCGCGCACGCAATCCCGCCAGCCATAGGCCTGGCCCTGGTAGATCAGCACCACGCCGCCGGCGTTGATTTCGGGCATTGCCTCCATGCGCCGGTAACGGCGGGCAATGGCTTGGATTTGGCTCAATCGCATGCTGCCTCCTCTGCTGCGTGGTTCTTGCGCCGCCGGGCCAGGTGCTCAGCAGTCGTTGCCATTCGCTCCGTGCGCTTGGTCTGCATGGCCCCCATCGACCGGATGCAAGAGCCATCGGCCAAGGTGGCGTCGCGGCCAGAGAGCAGCGTGCGGGCCAGGCGCGCCAACTCGCGATAAGCGGTGCGGTTTGGGGGCGAGGCCCAGACGGTTTGCTTGCGCGCCTCCCACTGATCGACATCAAAGGCATGGCCCGCGCGCTCTGCATCGCCGCTGGCGTAGTAAATATCGATCGTCAGCACCAGATGCGTGGGGGGCGCACTGGTTGAGCCGGGGAATTTCCACACCCGCTTGATCTCGTAGTGGTAGTCAACGACCTGCTGGCCACCGACGGTGGGGGTGTCGCGCGTGCCGATACCGAAAGCGATGCCAGGGTCTGGGCAGCCCCAAAAGGTGCGTGGCACCCAGCCACGCAGCGCCCGGATTTCGCGAACCAGGTTTTTGGGTGGACGCCATTTCTTCATGCCGCGGCCCTCCCTTGCACAAACGCCGCCCATTGCTGCATCAACTCCAGCGCACGCCGCCCGCCGTGCAGCGGCACGCTGCTGCGGCATGCGGCCTGCAAGGCGCTCTCCCAGCCCTCGGGCAGTTGCCCGGCCTCGGCCATGGCCGCCAGCGCATCGGCCATCACCTGGGCCAGGCGCAGCGCCTCGGGCATGTCGCCAGTCAGCAGACAGGCCGCTTCAAAAGCCGCCCGGCGAATGCGCTCATGCATCGCCTTTTTCTCCGGGGCAAAGACCCTGCCCCTGCGCGCTTCGCTGATCGCCTTACGCAGATCCCTTTCTGACAGGCCATAGCGCACCGCCAGCTCAGACGTGTTCAACCCATCCCACTCGCGCAGCATTTGTTCCAACAGATGCTTGTTCATGCCGCAGCCCTTTCTTCTTGCTGGCGCTGCGCCGGGCTGACGCGCGCCGGTTTGTCCGTCAATTGCCCGTGCTTCATGCCCAGCAGCACGGCGATGTTGTGGCTCTTGCCGCGCAGGCAACGTTTGCGGCCGTAGAGCACCTCAAAAACCAGGCTGGTGCTGAACCCGTGGTCGCGCGCCCATTGGGTGACCGTGATGCCCTGCTCGCTGAGCCACTGGCGCGCCTGGGCGTGAGTTCGGGGCGTGATGACGGACAGGGAGCCGTCCAAGAGCAGCTTGTAGCGGGGCTTCATGCCAGCACTCCCTTGGTCACTTCCTCGCCGATGTACTCGGAGAGATCGCGCAGGATGTTGTAGGTCGTGCGCCCGCGCGGCAGCTCATGCCGCCCGGCCCAGCGGCTGACCGCCTGCGTGACGGTGCGCGGCTGGTAGTTATGGGCAATGGCCCATTGGCGATAGCTGGTGCCGCGCTCGACCAGCCTGGCCCGAATCTTTGCCTTTTCCACTTGTTCCCCTTTAGCTATGATGTACGCAATACGCGTAATTGTTCGCGCAAACTGCGTAAAAGTCAAGAGGTTTTTTTGCGAAATGCATAAGTCTTCTGTTGCAGATGTTCTGGCGCGCCTGCAAGCCTTATTCAATGTGGATTCCGACTCTGCCTTGGCCAGCGCTATGGAAGTCAACCGGCAGACGCTGGGAAGTTGGCGCTCACGCGGGAGAGTTCCTTACGAAGAATGCATAAATTTAGCCATCCAACGGGGCTTGAGCCTCGACTGGCTACTGATCGGAGAGGGGCATATGCACAGGCATACGCCCGAAAGTGAGCTTGTGGCGGAAAGCCCTAGAGAGGGCGCAGTGCTGTCTTTGTTGCGGCAGTTGCCCGACGCCGACCAACAAGAGATTGAACTTGCTGCCCAAACGAAAAAGCGCCTGCTGGATGCGGAGCGGCGCTTGGAGCAGATGACCAAAGACCTGGCGGCTTCGCATGCCGCAAAGTGTTCCCATTGAGAAAAAAGCAATGAATTCCAGACCCGCTCTGTTCATCGCTTCGTCAAAAGAAAGTCTTGACGTAGCGCGCGCGCTCCAAGCGGAGCTTTTGCATGACGTCGAATGTACGATTTGGTCGCAAGACGTATTTGGCCTATCACAGACATCCAGCAGATCATTGCTCAAGCAAGCACAGAGCAGCGACTTTGGCGCTTTCGTTTTCTCCCCTGATGATGTTTCCATCATGCGCGGGGAGGTGTATTCCGCCGTTCGTGACAATGTGATTTTTGAGCTTGGATTGTTCGCGGGCGCCCTTGGGGGAATAGAGCGATGCTTCATGCTTACCCCAATCGACGGACATCACGTGGTGCGCTTACCTAGTGACTTACTGGGCCTTACTACTGCGCAATATGAAGCAAATCGTCAAGATAAGAACGCGCGCGCAGGCATTGGCCCGGCTGCACTGCGAATCCGAGATGCCATTCGAGAGATAGGCCCGGTAGCCAGGTCAAGACCGTCAGAAGCGAGACAGGCAGACTCAAGGCCGCAACCAGAAGCAAGCCCGAGGGGCCTTTCTGATAAGGATTGCAGCAACATCCTGAGAGGATGGGTGCGCACTTTGCCTGCGCCACCCAACCAGCTAACCAATACAGTCTTTTTCGATAAGCTGGATCAGCAATTGGAATTGCCATCGGGCGCAGCGAAAAAACTCCTCAAGGAGGCGGCTGAAGATTTCGACTACAGCGTTGCTGTTGAAGGCGAGAAGACGATCAGCTTTAATGCCCCGCCAATGATCAGAACTTCAGGCCGCCGCCGAGATATTTTTTCTGGTTGGTAAGAGCTGCACATCAGACATGCTTCTGACATGATGACAGCGCCGCCCGTACCGCTGCGGCCCAAGAAGTAGTGGCGCTGGCGCGCAGCCCACGCCTGCTGCACAATGCCGCCATGACAAATGAAGCTGTCGACCCCCAATGGGATGCCCTGTGGCAGCAGCGCTGGGATGTGCTGAACCTGGCCAACATCACGCATCGCTATCACCGAAAGCGCGAGGCATTTTTTGACCGCGCAGAGAAGCTCACCCAGGCCGCATCAGCCATGATGGGCCTGTCCTTGCTGGGCGAGACGGTGCAGCAGCATTTGCCCATTGCCGCAGCGGTGATCTCGGGCTTGAGCCTGCTGGCCCTAGTGTTTGGCTACAGCCAGCGGCGGCAATTGCACAAGGAGCTTGCCGAAAGCGCCTGCGCGCTGGCTGGCCGCATTGATGGCGCGCCGCTGGGCCAATTGAATGAAGCAATGGTGCGACGCTGGCAGCTCGAAATGGCCGAGATCAACCGCAAGGAGCCCCCCAACCTGATGGGGCTGGTGCGCGTGTGCGAATACGAGCAGGCCGTGGTGGATGGGCACCCAGATCACGCCCCCGCGCCGAGTTGGTGGCTGCGCATCCGATCAAATTTTTTCTGATTCAGCCGCTGCAACCCATCTTCTGACACCTGTCAAAAGACAACGGCTACCCCAAAAAGCACCATCACGGGCATCCCAACGGATGCCCGTTTTTTTTTGCTTTTTGGAGTGCCTGCAATGCCCGATACCCGTACGCCCGAAACCACCCCATCCAACGATGCCTACACCTTTGGCCGCTTGCCGCGCCTAACGAGCTGGTGGGCCATCGCCGCCGTGCTCTCTGCCCTGGTGCTTCTGATTGCGCCAGGGCAGTTGCCCGTCACGCTCTACAAGCTCAACCTGATCGCCTTGGCCGCCGTAGCAGGGTACTGGATCGACCGAGCCATCTTCCCCTATGCGCGCCCCCAGCTGGATGCCCTGAGCGATTTGACGCAGCCGCAGCAGCCGATGCACTGCCAGCAGGGCGATGAAGAGTGCCTGCTGTACCTGTCCGATCACAGCCGGCTGTACTTCCTGGCCGCCGTCATGCTGCGCCGCGCGCTGATCGTCGCCGCCACCGTGCTGGCCGTGGCGCTGGGGGCCTGATATGGGATGGCCTCAATGGGCCATGCTGGCCTTGTTCCTGGCCTCACTGCTGGCCGCCGCCAACCTGCACGGCAAGGCCCGCAGCGGCCCACACAACTTCTGGACCACGGCGGTGGCTGTGGTGATTGAGCTGGCCATTTTGCTTGCGGGCGGATTTTTCTCCCCCTCCGCCCAAGCCCAGACCATCCCCGCCGCCCAGCACTACCGGCGCGATCTCGTCCGCGCCGCGCACAGCCAATGGGGGCTGGATGCGCCCATCGCGGTGTTTGCGGCCCAGGTGCACCAGGAAAGCGCCTGGCGCCCCAATGCCATCAGCCACGTGGGCGCGCGCGGCCTGGCGCAGTTCATGCCTGCCACGGCCCGCTGGTGGTGCGGCCTGATGGGCACAGCCCCGGCCGATTGCCAGCCGCACAACCCCACCTGGGCGCTGCGCGCGCTGGTGGGCTACGACCGCTGGCTGTACGAGCGCACCCCGGCGCGCTACAGCGCGTTTGACCGTTGGTGGGTGGCCCTGCGAGCCTACAACGGCGGCCTGGGCCATTGGCAGCGCGAGGCCGCCGCCACCGGCCTGGCGCAGCCCAGCCGCCAGCGGGTGGACGCCGCCTGCGGCCAGGCGCGCCGCCATGCCAGCCACTGCCCGGAAAACCTGGGCTACCCCGCCCGCATCCTGATCGCCCTGCAGCCGCGCTATGCGAGCTGGGGCCAAACGGTGGAGCCATGACCATGCCCGTGCCTCTGCAAATCGCATTGCTGTGCGCCGTGCTCTGGCGCTGCCTGTGGGGTGCCCTATGACCGCCATGCTGCCCCGCCTCATCGGCCCACTGCTGGCGCTGGCCGGCCTGTGCGCCTTGTACGCGCTGGGCTATGCCAGCGGCCAATCCGCCGCCCAGGCCAGCGCCGACCGCGCCACCGTAGCCGCCCAGGCCCAGCAACTGGAGCAATACCGCGCCGCTGTGGCCGAGCACCGCAAGTTGATCGAAGCCAGCCAGGCCGCCAGCCAGGCCATCCGGGCCACGGCCAGCGCCATGGAAACCACCAACCGGAGAACCACCCATGCCCTCAAGCAAGCCCTGGAGTTGGACGCTGCCGAGCGCGCTGATTGCCGCTATGACGACGGCGTCATGCAGCACCTGGTCACCGCCCGCCAGCGCGCCGCTGATGCTGCCGCAGGCCGCGCCGCCGGCAGCCCTGATGCAAAGCTGCCCGCCCCCGGCGCAAGTGCCGATAGCGGAGGCTGATGCCGTGCTGTTGGCCTTGAAGGAAATGTATGACCAGTACGGCCTGTGCGCCTGGCGGCACCGCCGTTTGATTGATTGGCTGGAGCAGGTGCAGTGATGGGCGATGTGATGGACCGCGCGCAGGAGCGCGGGCAGGAATGGTTGCACGACCAGCCCGCCCACCAGGCCGTGCGCGCGGCGCGCCAGCGCAGTGCGGTGCAGGTGCTGGACTGTGAGGATTGCGGCGAGCCCATCCCCGCCGCGCGCCGCCAGGCATTGCCGGGTGTGCGCCGCTGCGTGGGTTGTCAGACAGCCCTGGAAAGAGAGCAAAAGCGATGACTTTAGAGATTGAATTCACTTGGTTAGTGGGGCTGCTGATCACGATTTTTGGTGCGGCGGCAGGTGCGGGCAAGCTGCTGCTGGCCCAGCACCAAAAGCACCAGGACGCCAAGTTTGCCGCGCTGGAGCGCGCGGGCCAGGGCATGCAAGCCAGCCTGCACAAGCGCCTGGACGGCATCGAAATCTCGCAAAAAGAGGAGTCCGTGCGGGTGCAAAAGCTGGAGCGGGAGTTTCTGGTCTTCAAGGCGGAGCTGCCCATGACGTATTTGCAGCGCACCGACCACATCCGCAGCGAGAGCGTGACGCAGGCCCGGCTTGATGCCATTGCCGGGCAATTGACCAATGTCCAAATGTTGATAGGAGCCAAAAGCCATGACCACCGCCACCCCGCTTGATCTGGCCCGCGCGCGCCGCGAAGGTTTGCGCTGGCTGATTGTGCTGACCCTCAACAATGCCCGCCCGATTGGCGCGACCGATGCCCTGGTGCTGACCGTGGCCCAGACCCAATACCCGGATGCCACGCTGCTGGATTTGCGCCGTGAGCTGGAGTACTTGAGCGACCGCGATCTGGTGGCGCTGGAGCGCCGACCCGATGGCATTTGGCAGGCCAAGCTCACGCGCCACGGCGTGGATGTGGCCGAGTACACGGTCGATTGCGGGCCGGGCATTGCCCGGCCCGCCAAGTACTGGTGAGGCGCGGCCATGGGACGCAAGAGCTCCATCAGCCGCCTGCCCGCCGAGATCAAGAGCTACATCGAGGCGATGCTGGCCACGGGCGCGCAGACGCTCGACGAGATGATTGCCGACTTGCAGGAGCGCTTCCCGGCCGAGGCCCGCGCGGGCGAGCTGCCCAGCCGCACGGCATTGCACCGCTATGGCAGCAAGCTCGACCGCCGCCTGGCGGCGATCAAGGCGAGCACCGAGGCGGCCATGCTGATCCGCAAGCACGCCGCCGACAAAGAAGATGCCCGCAGCGAAGCGCTGACCAGCCTGGTGCAAACCGAGCTGTTCGAGGCCATCCTCGCCCTACAGGCCGCAGACGAGCCGGGGCCCGATGGTCAGCAGTTGGAGCCTGCCGAGCGCATCGGCCTGCTCAGCGAGGCGGCCAAGCACATTGCCACGCTCACCCGCTCCAGCGTGACGCTCAAGCAGTTTCAAGCCAAGGCCGAGGAGGCCGGGCGCAAGAAGCTGCTGGAAGAGCAAAAAGCCGCACTCAAAAACATGGAAGCCAAGCCCGGGGTATCGGCCGAGGCGATGACCGAAATCCGCCGCGTGCTGGGCATTGGGTGAGGGGCCGTATGCGCAAGCCAAAGGGTAAGGCCCGCATCATCCCGGCCAATCCAGAGGGCATCTTCTTGCCGTTTCAGGCGGCCTGGATCAAGGACGGCGCGCGGCTCAAATTGATGGAGAAATCCCGCCAGATCGGCCTGTCGTGGTCCACCGCCTACGCCTGTGTGGAGCGCACGGCGGCGCAGGGTGCGCGGCACGACCAATGGGTGAGCAGCCGCGACGATTTGCAGGCGCGCCTGTTCGTCGAAGACTGCAAGCTGTGGGCGGGCATCATGCAACTGGCCGCGCGCGATCTGGGCGAGGTGGTGCTTGATGACAAGGCGCGCATCAGCGCCTACGTGCTGGAGTTTGCCAACGGCCGGCGCATCCATAGCATGAGCTCCAACCCCGATGCCCAGGCGGGCAAGCGCGGCGGGCGGGTACTGGACGAATTTGCCCTGCACCCCGACCCGCGCAAGCTCTGGAGCATTGCCTACCCGGGCATTACCTGGGGCGGCAACATGGAGCTGATTTCCACGCACCGCGGCAGCGGCAACTTCTTCAATGAGCTGGTGCGCGAGGTCAAGGAGCGGGGCAACCCGAAGAACATCAGCCTGCACACGGTGACGCTGCAGCGGGCGCTGGAGGATGGATTCCTTTACAAGCTGCAAGAGCGCCTGAGCGCCGATGACGAGTGCCAGGCCATGGACGAGGCGGAGTACTTCGACTTCATCCGCGCGGGCTGCGCCGATGAGGAGAGCTTCCAGCAGGAGTACATGTGCAACCCGGCCGATGACAACGCGGCGTTTTTGGAATACGACCTCATTGCCAGTGCCGAGTATGCCGCTGGCGAGCCATGGCAGCGCGCTTTGGATGAGCCTGTGCACGGCCGCTTGTATGCCGGTCTGGACATTGGCCGCAAGAAAGACCTCACTGTGCTGTGGGTCGTGGAGCGCCTGGGCGATGTGCTTTACACCCGGCACATAGAGACCATGCAGGGCATGAGCAAGCCACAGCAGGAAAAAGTGCTTTGGCCTTGGCTGGAGCGTGTCGACCGCGTGTGCATCGACTACACCGGCCTGGGCATTGGCTGGGGTGACGATGCGCAGGAGAAGTTCGGCGCCCATCGTGTGGAGCTGATCACATTCACAGGCCAATCCAAGGAAGCCTTGGCGTATCCCGTGCGCGGCGCCATGGAAGACCGCAAGCTGCGCATCCCGTATGACGCGCACATCCGCGCCGATCTGCGCAGCGTGACCAAGGTGGTGACGCCCACGGGCAACGTGCGCTTTACCGCCGAGCGCAACGCGGACGGGCACGCAGACCGGTTCTGGGCCCTGGCCTTGGCCGTGGCCGCAGCAGCCAAACCTCAAGGCCCCGTGCACATCACCAGCCGCCGCAAGCGCGATGCGGCCAACCTGTTGCAAGGCTATTGGTAAAGGACGATTGATGACCGACCACGAAACCCTCACCTACATCCGGGGCGTGATTGCCAGCCTGCCCGAGGCCGATCAGCGCGGCGTGCAGCAGGCCGCCCAGGCCCTGCGCGAGCTGCTGGCGCGCACCAATGACCACGGCCGCCTGGCCCTGGCGCTGGTGGGCGCCGAGCAGGCCATGGAGGGCCACGCATGAGCACGCCCGGCCTGTATCTGCCCGGCGGCGATTTCGTCCGATTCGCCGAAGCGCACCGCCGTTTGGGTGCATCCATGGGCGCATCCATGGGCACGGCCCGCCCGCTCTCGGCCCACATCGCCACGCGCCAGCGCGGCCCGGATTTCGTGGGCCTGGGCATGTGGCTGCCCAACCCCGACCCCATCCTCAAGCGCCAGGGCAAGGACATTGCCGTGTACCGCGAACTGCGCAGCGATGCCCACACGGGCGGCTGCATCCGCCGCCGCAAAGCGGCCGTGCGCGCGCTGGAGTGGCGCGTGGAGCGCGAACGCGCCAGCGCCCGCATGCACAAGGTGGCGCAGGCCGTGCTGGAGCAGCTCGACCTGGACGCTCTGATCGACCAAATGCTCGACGCCACGCTCTACGGCTGGCAGCCGCTGGAAATCCTCTGGCAGCAACGCCCAGGCCGGGCCCCGACGGTGCAGCACATCGTGGGCAAGCCGCCTGAGTGGTTTCTGTTTGACTCTGAAGCGCGCCTGCGCTTCAAGAGCCGCGAACACCTGCTGCATGGCGAGCTGCTGCCCGAGCGCAAGTTCCTCTTGGCCAGACAGGAAGCCAGCTACGCCAACCCCTACGGCTTTGCCGACCTCTCCATGTGCTTCTGGCCCGTAACGTTCAAAAGGGGAGGCTTGAGGTATTGGGTCAAATTCGCCGAGAAATACGGCAGCCCCTGGGCCGTGGGCAAGCAGCCGCGCAACAGCCCGCAGCCCGAGAGCGACCGCCTGCTGGAGCAACTTGAGGCGATGATCGAAGACGCCGTGGCCGTCATCCCCGACGACGCCAGCGTGGAGATGATCCAGGCCGCAGGCAGCAGCGGCAATGCCAGCGCCTACGAGCTGCTGCTCAAGTTCTGCCGCAGTGAAGTCGCCATTGCCTTGCTGGGGCAAAACCAGAGCACCGAAGCCGACAGCACCCGCGCCAGCGCCACCGCCGGGCTGGACGTGGCCACCGACATCCGCGACGGCGACAAGCGCCTGGTCGAGGGCGTCATCAACAGCCAGCTCATCCGCTGGATCGTCGATCTGCACGAGGGCGAGGGCGCGCCCGCGCCGCGCTTTGTGATGTGGCAGGACGAGGAGGTCAGCAAGGCGCAGGCAGAAAGGGACGAAATCCTCAGCCGCGCCATCCGCATGGGCGGCCTCTCGCCCGAATACTTCAAGCGCGTTTACGAGCTGGAAGACGGCGATCTGCCCGAGCAGCCTGAAACGCCATTGCAGCCGCTGCAAACCGGCGCGCAGGATTTGGGGCCGTACAGGCGCTTTTTGCCCGCAGCCGGGGCCGATGTACCCGCCGCCGCGCAAAACCCCGCCCTGGCGTTTTATAAAACGCTTCCTGCCGTCGCCTTGTCGGCCCAGCCTGCCGCGTTTGCAGAAAACCCCCAGCCTGACCCATTGCAAGAGGCCATCGACGAGGCCGCGCAGGATTGGCAGCCCGCCATGCAGCCCATGCTGCAACCGCTGCTCGACGCCCTGGAGCGGGCGCGCACCCAGGGCCAAAGCGCGCAGGAGTTTCTGGCCGCGTTGCCGGGCCTGCTGGCAGACATGGATGCCAGCGCCTTGCAGCGCACGCTGGACGCGCTGACCTTTGCCGCCCGCGCCGCAGGCGTGGCCGGGCTGCGCGGCGATGCCGCCGATGAGGGGCGAGCATGAGCGATACCCCCGATGCCCTGACAGCGGCCGAGTTTGCCCAGCTCTGGCGCCAGCGGCCGCACGAGGCCATTGCGACCATGCAGGCGCGCAGCAAGCTGCTGGCCAGCTACAACTGGCAGGACGTGTATGCAGACGAGCACCTGCGCAATTTCACGGTCAGCCGCCTGGCCTGCCTGGATACGCTGCAAGCCGTTTACGAAGCCGTGCAGCGCGCCACTGCGGGCGATTTGAGCCGGCGCGACTTCATCCGCGAAGTCGAAAAGACCCTGCGCGACAAGGGCTGGTGGGGCCTCAACGCGGTGGTGGACCCGGCCACGGGCGAGACCGTGCAAACCCATTTCAATCCGGGCCGCCTGCAGCTGATCTACGACACCAACACCCGCGCCGCCCACGCAGCCGGGCAATGGCAGCGCATCCAGCGTAACAAGCACGCCTACCCCTATTTGCGCTACGTGACGGTGGGCGACAAGCACGTGCGCCCCGAGCATGCGCGCTGGCACAACCTGACGCTGCCGGTCGATCACCCGCTGTGGCAGCAGATCTACCCGCCCAACGGCTGGCGCTGCCGCTGCCGGGTGGTCGCCATGCGCCAGGAGGAGGTTGATGCAGGCGCCAGCCCCACCGGCGCGCCCCTGCGCACCGAGCCGCCCCAAGAGCAGCTCAAGGAATGGATCAACCGCCGCACCGGCGAAGTGCGCCAGATCGTGCCGGGCGTCTCGCCGGGCTTTGACTACAACGTGGGCGAGGCCAGCGCCCAATGGCAAAGCATGGCGCGGCAACTGGCGCAAAAAACCGCCAACGCCCCGGCCGAGCTGGGCGCGGCCCTTGGTCAGGCCATCAACCAAAGCCCCGAAGGCGCCGAACTGGTGGACAAGGCCTGGGCCGCCTGGATCACGGATCTGATGGCCGACCCCATCGCCCGCAAACGCATGGCATTGCTGGGATTCGTGCGCCCGCAAGATGTCGCCGCGCTCAAAAACAAGGGCATCGACGTGCCCAACGCCGCTATCCGGGTCGAAGACAGCCGCGTCATTGGCAAGAAGGCCAAACGCCACGAGGGCAAGGGCGACGCCCTGAGCGAGGGCGACTGGCGCGCCCTCAGCGCCAATCTGCGCCGCCCAAAGGCTGTGCTGTTCGATGTGAAAAACCAGACCCTTCTTTATGTGCTGGCCCCGCAAGGGGCGCAGGCTCAGCGCGTAGTCGTAGCCCCGGCTTTCACGGTCAAAGGGGAAGAATCGGCCAACTTGCGCACGGCGTACTGGTCGCAGCTTGCAGACCTCAAACGCCAGTACCTGCGCGCAGACCTGGAGCTGCTCGATGGCGATCTGGATTGAAGGTGCCGCGCATGGAGGGCCTACTGTCCCCTCATTCAACGTGCCAATGTGCATTGGCAGGGTTGCGCTCGGCGCGCAGGATTATTTTCCGGCGTCATGCGCGGCGTGAAGCACTTTGGGCGGGGGTTGGACTCGAACCAACATCACCGAGGCACCCGTCCATACGCAGCCTGCTCCGGTCAACTGCGCTGGGCGTTTGTAATAGCGCGCGTCCCTTCTACCTGAATTGGGCTCTACCCGTCCAAAGCGTGTCCCAATCTACCACAAGCGCCCCAAAGGAGAAACCCCATGCCCATCACCATCAAGCTCGAAGACAGCGCGCTGCGCCCCTATCTGCAACAACTGCACGAGCGCATGAGCGACCTCAGCCCGGTCATGGACAGCATCGGTCACGCGCTGGAGCAAAACATGCGCGCACGCTACGAAACCCGCAGGGACCCGGACGGCAACAAATGGGGCGATTGGGAAAAGTCCACCAAAGACAGCTACCCCTGGCGCGGCAGCAAGGCCGCCCGGCGCGACGGCCCCGGCCGCGGCCTGATGCTGGAGCGCTACGGCAGCATGTTCGATGGCATCTCCGTCAGCCATGACAAAAACAGCGTCAGCATCGGCTTCGATCAGTTCTACGCGGCCTACCATGAATGGGGCACCAAACGCATGAAGCGCCGCGGCCTGCTCACTTCCAACCCCAACACCGGCCGGCTGGGAGAAAAGGATGCGCAAAGCATCGTAGAGATCGTGCAGGAATACCTGTCCCGCCCCGTGAAATAACACCAGCCGCCGCCGAGGGCGGCTTTTTTGCGCCATCAGTTTTGACACCTGTCAAAAGACTTGCCGCGCCTGCCCCGCCACCATGCCGGGCATGCGACACATCGAAATCTTCCGCGCCGGCCGCCACACCGACATCAACGGAGTGGAGCGCCAATTCACCGATGCCGACCTGCAAGGCATGGCATCGGGCTACGACCCCAAGCTGCACGAAGCGCCGCTGGTGGTGGGCCACCCGCGCACCGATGACCCTGCCTACGGCTGGGTGCAGGGGCTCAAAGTCGCCGCCGGCAAGCTGGTGGCCATCCCCCGCCAGGTGCAGGCCGCCTTTGGCGAAGCCGTGCAAAGCGGCGCCTACAAAAAGGTCAGCGCCGCCTTTTATGCCCCCACGGACAAACACAACCCCACGCCCGGCCAGTGGTACCTGCGCCACGTGGGATTTTTGGGCGCCATGCCGCCCGCCATCAAAGGTTTGGAGGGAGCAGCCTTTGGCGAGGGGGACGCGCTGGAAAACGCGGTCGTGATCGAGTTTGCCGAAAGCCCCGCTTTGGCAGCCGATGCCCAAGACACGACCGCCAGCGCCGAACCCTCGCCCGCTTTTTCCCCCGCCTCTGCCGCACCCCCAACCCCGCAACCCCCGAAGGAGCCTGCCGTGACCGAAGCCGAAGCCGCCGCCCTCAAAGCGCAAAACGAAACCCTGCAACGCGAGCTGGATGCCGCCCGCGCCCGCGAAGCCGCCGCCGCCCAGGCCGCGCGAACGGCTGAGCACGTGGCCTTTGCCGAGCGCCTGATCAGCCAGGGCAAGGTGCCCGAGGCCGACAAGGCGCGCATCGTGGCCATTGCCGATGCCATCCACCCCGTGGGCGAGCCTGTGATGTTCGGCGAGGGCAAGGACACCACCGAGCTGTATGTGCAGTTCCAGCAGTTCCTCGATGGCCTCAAGCCCATGGTCGCCTTTGGCGAGGCCGCCAGCCGCGAGCGCGCCCCTGAGAGTGACGAGCAGGGGGAGCACATCGAATACGCCGAAGGCGCCGATCCCGAGCGCATCGAGCTGGACAAACGCATCCGCGCCCATGCCAAGGCCAAAGGCGTGGACTACCGCACCGCCGCGCTGGCCGTGGCGCGTTAAGCCATCCCATTTCACCTACTGCAAAAGGATTGACTCATGTCCCGCATGAAAGAGCTGCGCATCGTTGACCCGGTGCTGACCAACCTGGCCGCCGGCTACGCCAACGACGAATTCATCGCCGATGCCATCCTGCCGCGCGTGCCCGTGGACAAGGAGGGCGGCCAGGTGCCGCTGTTTGGCAAGGCCCAGTTCGTCGAGCACCGCACCGAGCGCGCCATCCGCGCCGCCAGCAACGTGCGCGACCCCGAGGGCGTGCAGACCATGGCCTACACCCTGACCGAGTACGACCTGGCCACGCGCCTGGACTACCGCGAGAAACAGGAAGCCGCGTTCGCGCTGGAAGCCATCGAAACGGCCAACACCATGGAGCTGCTGCGCCTGGGCCACGAGCTGCGCGTGGCGCGCATCGTGCAAAACCCGGCCACCTACGCCACGGGCCACACCCTGGCGCTGTCGGGCTCGACCCAGTTCACCCACCCCGACAGCGACCCGCTGGGCGTGGTGATGGACGCCAAGGCCACCGTGCGCAGCAAGATCGTGCGCGAGCCCAACACCCTGGCCATGGGCTACGAAACCTACCGCGCGCTGCGCCGCCACCCCAAGCTGGTGGGCCTGCTCTCGGACAACAAAGGCCGCATCCTCACCCTGGACGACCTCAAGCGTTTCTTCGAGGTGCAAAGCATCCATGTCGGCAAAGCCGTGTACTCGCCCGATGGCGAGGCCGTGCAAGACATCTGGGGCGACAACCTGCTGTTGACCTACACCGCCACGGCCACGGCCGGCGAGCGCAACTACCGCACCCCCAGCTTTGGCTACACGCTGTTCAAGCGCGGCTGGCCGCAGGTGGACAAATACAGCGCCGAGGGCGGCAAGGTGGAATTCGTGCGCGCCACGGAGATCAACGCCCCCTTCGTGCTGGCCAAGGCCGCGGGCTTTCTCGTCACCAACACCAACGCATGAGGGGCCGGGCCATGAGCGAGACCAAGCACCCCGCCCGCGCCTACTTGGTGCAACTGCCGCTGCGCCACGGCACAGGGCCGAAGCACACCACCTACCAGAGCGGCCAAACCGTGCATCTGACCGAGGACGAGGCCGCCCGCCTGCTGCGCGCAGGCGTGATCCAGCCCGCCCCGGACAAAGCCCCGAGCGCCGCCCCGGACAACGCACCCGCCAGCAAAGCCCCGCCTGCCGCCCCGGACAACCCGCCTGCGGGCAAAGCCAAGGCCAAGAGCAACGCCAAGGAGTAAGCCATGAAAGCCACCTTTCACCCCATCCTCACTTTGAGCATCACGGCTGCTGTTGATCTGGAGCACGTGTACCGCTTCGTCGGCTTCGATGGCCGCCCCGCCGCTGAAGGGGCCAAGGCGCTGGGCGTGAACAACGCAGCCTTCCGCGCTGGCACGCAGGCCAGTGTGGGCGCCCTAGGCGTCGTCCTCGTCGAGGCCGGCGGGGCCATCGCCCTGGGCGCCGAGGTGCAGTGCGACGGCGAAGGCCGCGCCGTTACCCTGTCTGGCGGCAAATCCAACGGCTGGGCCATGGACGCGGCCAGCGATGCGGGCCAAATCATCCGCATCGCCCGGGGCATCTGATGCCATACGCCACGCCCGCTGACCTGGCCCGCGTGGCCACGCGCGGCTGGGACGATCTGGCCCAGCGCAGCGTGCAGGACGCGCGCCTGCCCGGCGCCCTGCTGCGCACCCTCTACGAAGGCGGCAGCGCCGCAGGCGCCGACCCCGCCGCGCTGGAGCTGGCCCGCCGCGCGCTGGAGCTGCTGCACGATGTATTGGAGCGCGCCAGCCGCCATGCCGACACCTACATCCAGCCGCGCTACCAGGGCGCGCTGCCCCTGCCCGCGCACCTGGTGGCCGGCAGCGATCTGCCCAGCGTCGTGGCCACCATCGCCTACCGCCGCCTCATGGGCGCATCCATCAGCGAAGACGTGGAGCGCAACACCCGCTGGGCCGACCAATACCTGCGCGATCTGGCCGATGGCCGCGTCAGCCTCGGCGGCAGCGACCATCACACCCCCCAGCCGCCGGGCCGCATGCTCAGCTGCACCGCGCCCAAGACCATCGACTGGCGCACGTATTGAGAGGGGCGGACCATGAACACCATCGACATCAAGCGCGGCGCCAGCGTCCACTGGCAATGCACCGTCCAGCAAGGCGGCGCGCCGCTGGACATCACCGGCTGGCAGATCGACTGCCAACTGCGCGCCCCTGGCGGCGCGCTGGTGCAGCAGTTCGCGGGCGTCGTCACCGATGCCTTGGCGGGCCAGTTTGAGCTGCGCGCCAGCGCCGCCGAGACCGCCGCCTGGCCCTTGGGCGGGCTGTACGCCGACATCCGCTACGCCGACGCCGCAGGCGCCGTCATGCACAGCGCCACCTGGCCCGTGCGGGTAGAGGCCGCCATCACCCGGGAGCAGCCATGACCCCAGACAACTGGATGGCCGCCGAGCCGCTGCTCATCGCCCGCCTGCGCGCCACGCTGCCGCCCCAGGTGCACGTGCTCTCCGCCGCTGACCTGGCCGCCGTGGCCGATGGCGACCAGCCCACGCCCGCCGTGCACGTGCTGTACCTGGGCTACCAGGTGGCCGACAGCCGCACCGGCGCGCTGGCCGCCGTGGATCAGCAATGGCTCACCGTCGTCCACACCCGCAACGTGGCCGACATCGAGCAAGGCTTTCACGCCCGCCAACAGGCCGGGCCGCTGGCCGCGCAGGTCATGGACGCGCTGTACCGCCACCGCCTCAAGGACGCGCAAGGCCAGCCCATTGGCACATCCCCGCTGCGCCTGGCCCCGGCCCCCGCAGCAGGCTACCGCGACGGCGACTTTTACCTACCGCTGGGCTGGATTTGCCCAGTCATCTTCGGGAGTGACACATGTCCATCGTGACCATCATCAACCACGGCGCCCGCGCCAATCTCGTCACCATCGTCGGCATCCCCGGCCCCGCCGGGCCGCCTGGCCCGCCCGGCAGCGGCAGCGGCGGCGCGCCGCTCATCAGCGCCGACGCCGCCAACCGCATCAAGGCAGGCAGCGACGGCGGCCTGCATGTCGCCGACACCTTGAGCGACCCCGTGGCCTATTACATCCTGGCCAAGTCCTGATCCCATCAACCCCCATCAACCACCCCCCAATAGGAGCAACGCAACATGACCATGGAAGCACAGATCATCAACCTGGCCCAGACCATTGGCGCAGACATCAAGGGCCTGACCCTCAAACAAGGTGACCTGTCGGCACTGCCCACCAACGCCAAAAACAGCCTCGTGGCCGCGCTCACCGAGCTGCACACCGCCATGCAGCAGCTCAGCGCCAGCGCCGGTGCGCAGATCGACGACAGCGCGGGCACGGGCGTGAAAGACAAGACCTGGAGCGCCGACAAACTCATCGCCGCCATCGACGAGGCCAAGCAGGCCGTCAAAGACGATCTCACCAACGGCGCGGGCGCGGCGCTGGACACCCTCAAGGAGCTGGCCGAGGCCCTGGGGGGCGACGCCAACTTTGCGCAAACCATTGCCGCCGACATCGCCAAGCGCGTGCGCTACGACCAGGCCCAGGTGTTGGGCCAAGAGCAACAAAAACAGGCCTGCGCCAACATCGGCGTGGGCGACCCCACGCACGACTACGTGGCCGACTACAACGCCGCCAAGGCCTGAACGGAGCAGCGGCCATGACGATGCAAGAGAGCATCAGCGCCGCCTTTGGGGCTGTAGGCGGCGACATCAAGGAGCTGCAAGGCGGCGTGATCGTCGACAGCGGTCAAAACGACAACGGCTTTTGGGTGCGCTGGGCCGATGGCACGCAAATGTGCCGCAGCCCCTGGATCGCCTTGCTTGCCAAGCCGGCGCTGGCCGCAGGCCAGGCGCGGGAGTTGCGCGGCGTGGGCAATGCGCCGGTGTGGGTGTTCCCCAAGCCATTCATTGCTGCCCAGCCCGTCACCGCCCTATGCAACTGCACCAACACCTGTGTGGGCACGATCGCGGGCTTGCGGACGCAAACCATCAACGGCCAGTCATGGGCCGTCTCCATGCTGGAGTTCAAGGCCCGCAACGTCACCAGCGACACCGTGAACCATTTGAGCCTTCAAGCCATCGCCTGGGGCCGCTGGAAATAAAAGGAGCACACACATGCAAACCACCACCATCCAATTGCTGCGCCCGCACCGTCATGCTGGGCGCGATTACCCAGCCGGCGCGCAGCTGACGCTGCCCGCGCACAAGGCCAGCTGGCTGGTTGGCCTGGGCGTGGCTCAAAACGCCCCAGCCGCCAGCGCCACCGCAGCGCCCGAAGGCAACCCCAAAGGCAAGAAGGAGTAAGCCATGAGTAGTGCAGCAACCAGCATCATCTGGAACGGGCAAGGCCCGGTCATGATCGGCACCTTCGACCCAGTCAAAGGCCGCCCTGAAAACGGCTTCCTGGTGGACATCTATTCCGTGGGCTGCGGCAACCGCACGCTCACCGCCACGCCCAGCCGAGAGACCACCACGCTCAAGGAAAGCTGCTCGGGCCAGCGCCTGACGCTCAAGGAGCTGGAAACCAGCAAGAGCCTGCAAGTGAGCCTGTCCATGGTGCAGTTCGACGCGCGCACCCTGGCGCAAGCCTTCTATGGCGGGGCCGTTGTCAAGCAGGCAGGCACCGTCACCGACGAAGTGCTGGCCGAGCTCAAACCCGGCGACTACTTCTTTTTGAAGTACCCGCGCTCCAAAAGCGTGGTCATTGAAGACAGCACCGGCTCGCCCAAGACCTATGTGGAGGGCACGCACTACAAGATCAGCGACGCCGCCCACAGCCGCTACCAGCTCATCGCCCACCCCGATAGCCACACCGAGCCGCTCAAAGTCGACTACTCGTATGACGGCTACGTCAACATCGCCGCGTTCTCGAAAGCGAACGTGGAGAAAGGGCTGATCTTCAGCGGCATCAATGGCGACGGTCAAAAAGTGCGCGTCATCATCCCGCGCATCAGCCTGGCCATGAGCGGGGACTTCGGCTGGATTTCCGACGAACCATCGGAACTCACATTGGGCGGCCAGGCGCTGTACGTGCCTGAGCTGCAAACGGATGCGGATTTCGGGCCGTTCATGCGCGTGGATGTGATGCCTGATCTCTGATCGCCAGCACAGGGCCTTTGTCAGGCCAACAAAAAACCGCGCCGGGCAAGTTGCTGGGCGCGGTTTTTTTACGGGGGCGGGCTGCGCTAGAGCCGCTTGAGCAAGCCCGCCAACAGCGCCCAGGCAAACATGAGCATGGCCACGGCAAAGAGCAGGAAAAGCGCCGTGCCCGCGGCGGCCAGAACAGGCCACAGGGCGGCCTTGAGGCTTTCTTGCCACACGAAGGCCGCATAGAAAAGCACGGGCGAGAGCACGAAAACGCCCAGCAGCAACAAAGCCTCAAGCCACTCGCCGCGCGTGGGCGGCCAGTGCAACCAAGATTGTTTTTGAGCAGGAGATGCAGACATGGCAAACAGCATCCTAAGCGTTGCGCCCTCAACCCCTGACGCCGCGCCAACGGGCCTGCCGCGGGCGCAGCGCGCCCACGAACTGACAGGCCGTGTAGAGGCACAGCGCCGCGAATGCGCCGCCCAGCAGCAGCCACAAAGGCAGGCCCAGGCCATAGGCCGCAGACACGGCGGCCAGCACTACGCAGCAGAAAACGAATTTCATGAGATTGAGCATGCCCAAATGATAGGGCCAGAGAGGAAGACATGGCAACGGAGTTGAAGACCAAGCTGACCATTGAAGCGCAGACCAGCGGCAGCGAAAAAATCACGCAGCTGGCCGGCGAGCTCGACGACCTGGCCCAGCAAGGAGGCAAGGCCGCGCCCCAGTTCCAGGTGCTGGCCGCTGAGCTGCGCGCCCTGGCCCAGCAAAAAGAGGCTGTCGAGCAATTTGTGCGCCTCAAAGGCGAGAGCCGCGCATACGCCCAGGCTGCGCAAGAGGCCCAGGCGGCCACCCGGGCCGCGGCCCTGGCCCTGCGCGAAAAACAGCAGGCCGCCGCCCAGGCCGCCGCGGCCGAGCGGCAGGCCGGCGAGAGGCTGCAACAGCAGCGCAGCTACCAGGATGAGCTGCGCGCGGCGATCAAGGCGCTGGCGGCCGAATACAAGGCCCAGGCCAAGGCCGCCAAGGCCTCGGGCGACAGCTCGGCGCAAACGGCCCAGCGCCTGGCCGACACGCGCGCGCAGCTGGCCGTGCTGCGCACCGAGTACAGGCAGGCCGCCGCCAGCGTGCAGCAGCTGGGCGCGGCCCAGCGCGATAGCGCCCAGGCTTTGACCGTCGCCAACAAGGCTCAGGCCGAGGCCGGCAGGCAGTTCGATGGCCTGCGCAAAAGCGCCCGCCAGGCCCAGGATGCGCTGGATGCGCACAGCATCACCTTGCAGCGCCTGCGCGATGCCATGGCCGCCGCGGGCGTCTCCGGCAAAGACCTGGCCAGCCAGCAGGCGCGCATCCAGCGGGACATGGGCCGTGTGAGCGAGCGCGCCACGGCGCTGGCGGCCGACTACAAAATGCTCGCCGGCGCCGCCCAGGCTTCGGGCGATGCGCAGCAGCGCAGCCACCGCAAGGTGGGCGAGGGCGTGCAGTCCATCAGCCGCCAGCTGGCCCAGCTGCGCAATGCCTACATTGGCCTGCAAGGGGCCATGGGCCTGGCGCACTCGGTCAAGGGCCTGGTCGAGACGGCCGATGCCGTGCAGGGCCTGCGCGCGCGCATCCAGCTGGCCACCGGCGATGGGGCGCTGTTTGAGCAGATGTGGCAGCGCGTGGCCGAGACGGCCCAAAGCACCAGCAGCAGCCTGCAGGCCACGGGCGATTTGTTTGCCAGCCTGACCAAGGCCGGCCAGGACGCGGGCCTGTCCGCGGCGCAGGCCGCCGAGCAAAGCCTGGCCCTGGTGCAGACCATCAATCAGGCGGTGCAGGTCTCGGGCGCATCGGCATCGGCCAGCGAGGCGGCCGTGCGTCAGCTCATTCAGGGCCTGCAGGCGGGCGTGCTGCGCGGCGATGAGTTCAATTCCGTGATGGAGCAGGCCCCGCGCCTGGCGCGCGCCCTGGCCGATGGCTTGGGCGTGACCACCGGCGAGCTGCGCAAGATGGCCGAGGCCGGCCAGCTCACAGCCGAGGCCGTCACCGGCGCGCTGCAATCGCAGGCCCAGACGCTGCAGCAAGAGTTCGGCCAGCTGCCGCAGACCGTAGGCCGCGCCATCGAAAACCTGGGCACGGCCTGGTCGCTGTTCGTCGACCGCATCAACGAGGGCACCGGCGCATCGCGCCTGCTGGCCGGCGCCATCGAGGCGCTGGCGGGCAACCTGGAGACGGTGGCGGCCTGGGCCCTGCGCGCCGGCGCCGTGGTGGCGGCCGTGTTTGCCATCAAGGCCGTGCAAAGCGCGCGCGACTTTGCCGCGGCGGCGCTGTCCTCGGTGCGCGCGCTTGATGCCGTGGCCGCCTCGGGCCGGGGCGCCAGCGCCGCCATCAGCGCCGCAGCCGATGCCAAGCAGCGCTTTGCCAACATTGCGCGCGGCATTGCCTACGTGGCCATTGCCGAGCAGGTGCTGCGCATCGCCTCGGCCTATGCAGAGCTGCGCCGCCAGCGTGAGCGGCAGGCCCAGGCGGAGCAACAAAACGCCAGGCTGCAGGAGCAACTGGCGCAAAGGCTGCGCGAAATCTCCGAATCCACCGGCGTGCTGGTGCAAAGCGCAGAGGAGTTTGAAGCGGCGCTGGCCTCTGGTTTGATTGTGGCCGACGAGGCCAGCGGCGAATGGCTCTCGGCCGCCCAGGCGCAAGAGCGGCTGGCCCAGGCCGCGCAAAAAACCACCGCCGAGCTGACGGCCCAGGCCGCCGTCGATATCGTGGGGCAGTTCGACAAGCTGACCCAGGCCGGCAAGGATGCGGCCCAGGCGCTGGGCGAGATCGGCCAGGCCGTGGACTGGGCCGACACCACGCAGATAGACGGCTACATCCGCGCGCTGTACGCCCTGGAGGCCGCAGGCCGCACCACGGCCGAGCAGACCGCCGCGGCCTGGCAGGCGGCCTTTGCCAAGATGAGCGGCGCGCAGCTGACCCAGGCGCTCGAAGGCGTCAAGCGCGCCTATGCCGAGCTGCGCATCGGCGCCGATCAGTTCGCACAATTCAACGAAGCCGTGCTGGCCGAGAGCTTCAGGCGCCTGGGCCTGAGCGCCTCGCAGGCCATGGGCAGCGTGGGCCAGGCCGTGCAGGACGCCATGCAGGACATGGAGCGCATGGCCGAATCCATGCGCCTGGCCGGCGCCAGCGCCGATCAGCTCGGCCAGGCGCTGGAGTTGGCCTTTGGCCAGGCCATTGCCAAGGCCGACAGCCTGCAGGCCCTGGACGCATTGCAGGCCAAGCTGCAGGACATGGGCGCGGCGGGCAAGATCGGCGCCGAAGGCATTGCCCGCGTGCAAGCCGCGCTGGACAAGCAGCGCGCGGCCATCGAGGAGCAGTTGCCCGGCATCCAAAGCCTGGAAGAGGCCCTGAAGCAGTTAGGCGTGACCCCGCAAAAGGAGCTGGATCGCCTGGCGCAGTCGGCCCGCGAGGCCTTCGAGGCCGTCAAAAATTCCGGCCAGGCCACGCCGCGCGAGATCAACGAGGCGTGGAAAAAAATGGCTGAGGCCGCCATCGAGGCCAACGATGGCGTGGCTGCCGCCGCGCTCAAGGCAGAAGCCAAGCAGCACGGCTTTGCGATTGAGACCGACAAGGCCGGCAAGGCCATCGTCAAGTCGATGGAGGAGGCCAAGGAGGCCACCGAGGGCGTGGGTGAGGCGGCAGAGCAATCGGCCGAGCAAATGGCCGAGATGGCGCGCCAGGGCTGGGATGCCAGCCGCGATCTGGCAGAGCAGGCGCGCCAGCACAATGCCGCGCTCAATATGCTTGAAGGCAGCTGGGTCGATGCCCAGGCCGCGGCCAGCGATTACTCTGAGCAAATCGCGCGCGTGGTCTGGCAGGCCGGGCGGGCCATTGCCGAGATGCGCGCCGAGCACGCCGCGCTGGTGGCGCAAATGGAGGCCCTGGCCGAGCAGCAGCGCCAGATCGACCTGGCCAATAACGACGCCGTGCGCGGGCTGGAGGCGCTGCGCCTGCGCTACCTGGAGCTGACGGGCGACCAGGCGGCGGCCGCGCAGCTCAAGATGCAGCTCGCCCGACAGGAAATCGATTTGAAGATTGCGCTGATGGAAATCGATTTGCAGCGCGCGCAAATCGCCGGCGACGAGACCGAGGCGCAAAAGCTGGCCCTGCAAATCAATGCGCTCAAGGAGCAGCTCGATTGGCTCAAAAAAATCCACGCCGAGGAAGAGCGCCAGCGCAAGGCCCAGCGCGGCGGCCAGGCCAGCGGTGGCGGCGCAGGCGGCCTGCCGCCGCCCGCGCCAGCGCCCGCGCCCCAGCCC